AAATTAACCAAATCCATGATGTGTGGTTTTCATGATTTGCTCTAGTGTTAAAGTGGAGCTCGGACATTCTTAAGCAAAGTTCTTTGCTTGGTGGTTTACCTGCATACTTCACCATTTGCAAGGCCCTCCATTGTCTTTACGATAATGACACCATTTACAAAACTGGTTTGGGTTTGGGGCATAAATCGTATCTAACTCAACAGCCATCAATCTACCAATTAACAAAGACTTAAGCTCATTTAGATTTTCACGTCTTATAGCTGTATACTCTTTAGCTTTCTTTAGGTCAATAAACTCAATGATATTACGAACCGAGTTAATGTGTGGCTTAGTTGCTAAAATAGCTGCTGAATAAACACGGACTTGATCTTGATAATCACGTTCTTTACCGGTCTTAAAGTCAATCACGACCGCATGGTCTTCATGCTCCATATATAGGTCAATAATGCCACGAAAGATTGCACTATCACTTTTATAGTCAACAGCATTCCAATGCTTGTCAAATGCAAACTCAAGTTCAGATTGTGCATTAAGATCTCGCCATGACTGAATACTATCAGTTAAGTATTCAAGCTCAGCCGATACTAATGCTAAACCACCTTTGATTAAGTTTTCTATTTCAGCATGGATCAATGTGCCACGTTCAGCCGCTGGACCTGTGGGTTGTGGTAGTCTAAGAATCCGACTAAACTTGTATTTAGACGGACACTCTTCATACGTTTTGATAGCTGAGTATGAGTAAGGATAAGGCATTATTTAACCTCGGCAAAATTACGGCCAACTTTTGCTTCAGCAATAAGTGGCACATCTAACTTAAATGAATTGATCATGCAAGCAGCTAACTTATCAGCCTCACGTTGCACGACATCCGCTTTTGCTGATATGATCAGCTCATCATGTAATGACAATAGCAACCTGCTATCTTCAGCCACATTGTAATAATCGATCATGGCTTGTTTTGCCATGTCAGCACCTGAACCTTGAATGAGTGTGTTCAATGACTTAAAGCCAAACTCCATGATTCGACCATTGATCATCTTTGGTGGCTCACCTTTTACAAGCCTGCCGCCAATGGTAGAGAATGGTGTCCGTAGTTTGTATCTTGTGTTCAGGTCATGGTTCACTCTATCTAACCCAGGAGCCACCTCAGATTTGTACAGGTTAATTAGCTCTTTAGCCTCGTTATAAGGTATACCAAGCATTTCACTGATCTTTTTGGGGCCTGCTCCGTAAAGGATCCCGAATGACATAGTCTTAGCATAGTCACGAATTACAGGCCGACCAGCCTTTTCAGACATAATATTGGCTGCAAATGTATGTAAATCCGCCATCGGATCCTGTCTATACTGAGCAGCTAACTTACCATCCTCAAAGTGTGCAAACAGCCGTAACTCTTGTGCTTGAAAGTCAGCCGCTGCCATCATATGGCCCTCATCGGGTAGGATAAATGTCCTGACTTTAGGTATGATTAAACCTTGTAGTTCTGTAGGCAGTGGTGTCTTTGGGCCACGAGTCGGCATTGTTTGTAAAGTTGGTTTGGCAGATAACCGACCGGTTCTAGTCCCACCAGCTTCACCTCTAACAGTATTCCACTCGGTATAGATCCTCCCAGTTGATTCCGATTGCTCTAACCATGGACTAATATAGGTACCGGTTAGTTTGACCAACACGTCCCTATGCCGTAGGACTGATGATAAGGTTTCATCGGTGATCATCTCCTTTAAAGTGTCTTTGTCCGATAATGGTGTACCTTTGTCACTTTCAGGCCATGGTTTATGTTTGTTATAGCAACCTTGTAATTGAATGGCAGTCACAAGTTGTGTGCCAGAATTAAAGTTAATATTGCCATCACCAAAGTACTCAAACAACCATTTTTCACACAAAGCAATATCAGCATTTGCTTTATGCAAACACTCTTTCATACCTTCACGATCAACTCTAACACCTAGCATACTGTTCTCAAGTAGCATTGGCATTAAAGTGATTTCACGTAAGTATGCCTTTGGCATTAAGTCACGTACTTGCTTTGTAAAGTCAAACAAACCAGCAGTTAATCGCACATCAGCACTAGCGTACTTTCCCACAAGATCTGCTGGCCCACGTGCAATATAAGCCCCTGCACTTTTAGGCTTTCGTTTAACTTCAGGTATATGCAATGTAAGCCAATCGAATAGCTCATCACGTTCCTCCGGTTGTATGTTCAACCATTCTTTGCACAATTCTTTTAATGACAAGCTTCGTACATATGGATCATGTAAAAAGGCTAGCACTAAAGTATCATGTACTCTTTGTGATTGTGGAAACGGTAAATAAAAATGTTCGATGATGATTGCCAGATCAAACATTGCATTATGAAAGCAAATATGACGGCCACTTTCCCACATACGGATCAGCATCCGCTTTACTGTTTCGAAGTTAGTGTTATTGCCAAAATCATGGGCAAATGAAAAGTAGCCTGATTCAAACTGCCCAGTCCTATCCAATACCGCTAAGCCCACCGGCTTAGGTGGGTACTGGTGTGGACGTGGGCCGATTGCTTCCGACTCAAAGTCTAAGAAGATAGGGTCTGTCATATCAGAACTTTGTAGACTGCTCAATTGCAGGTGTATCCATAGTCTCTTCAGCCATTCCAGCTGTTTCAACTGCATTATGCAACTCTTTGTCAGCACGTTTAATCAAGGCTTTAACGACCTCAATATCATCGATAGTGCGTACAAAGTCAAAGTTTAGTTTGAACTGTGTTTTAGCATCAGGCACAAGACTAATCTTTGTTACAACAGCTGACAAAGGACGTTTAGTGGCGCTTGCTACTTTTTGTAAGTAGGTGGCAAATCCTTTTACACTTGTCACAGGTGTTCTAAGTGCAACCACTTCGGCCATGTCAACACTCTCAACTGTACTAACTGAATCAGCTGTTACAATCAAAAGTCTACGCTTTTCGCTACAGGCTTTTCCTTTACCACCATTTGTGGCACTACCCCATTGGTCTTTAGGGCAATTAGCACACAAATCGGATTGCTTTTCAGTTGAATTAGCATTAGGCTTTAAACCAGTTAAGGTTGGGCCAAGTGCAAAACAAACTGGACTAACAATCTTAGTGGGGTCATAACGAGCAGTGTAGTACAACTTCTCAACAGGGCTGGAAAGAACAATCACTTCAAGAGAATTACCTGCAATAGGGTTGTCTCGATATGAAAGGTTGCCGCCTTTTGTTGACAAGAATGTAGTACCTGCTGTACTACGCTCGGCCATCATGCTCTCACTGGCCATTTTCTCAAGTTCGTTTTCAAACAAAGCTAGTTGGTTTTTAGACATTTAAGTACTCCTTATTTACGTGATTGTGTAACGGTTAATCCCCAAAGCTCGACAGAAGAAGAGCCGGGGATCTCTTCACCTGCTTCCCAGCGGTCTCTGAACGCTGTAGAACTTAATCGCTTCTGTAACAAGTCAAAGTTCTTTGTACTAGTCACATAAGCATAAAACTGGTCCCAGTCCGTAATGGTGGGTTGTAGGCTTTTCTTCATTGTGGCCGAATGGCCAGCTTCTGATGCCGCCTTAGTTGTACCGGCTTCATTCATTGCATGCATGATGTCGGATTCTAGTTGTGCAATTTGTTTTTGCACATCTTTGACTTGTTGCTCAAGTCTTGCTTTTTCATTTTTAAAGTCGATCATTTGGTTGATTAAGTCACTCAAATTCATGGTCATTCCTTACGAGTTGTAGTAGTTTAACATTTGCTTCTTTGAACATTTGTCTAGCCAGAGCGAAACTAGTCGTCCACCTATCCAAATTCTTTGTGGTTGTGACATGCTGCTTTATACCAGCTTGTATCATCAAACCTGCACAATGGCTGCATGCATGCATTGGCCATGTGTACATTGTGCAATTATGTAATGGTTGCCTTGCAAACACAATCGCATTTTGCTCAGCATGTATGATCATTTCTAACTTGGTCTCTCTTGTGTGCAACCGATGATGATCATCAGTCACATCCTTAGGTAAGCCATTAAACCCAATGCTCACAATCTCATTGTTTGGGTTGACAATAACAGCCCCACACTTTGTACTTGGGTCTTTAGACCATGTGCTAACTAACTTAGCAAGCTCTAAATATCTATGATGCCATTTCTCTTCGTTGTCCATTTAGTTCTCCAACAGACTATAGTAGTTCTTAGGTAAGCCTTCGGTCATATTCCAGTTTTCATACAAAAGCTTATTAGACCTTTTTGTAAGAACTGTCATATTACTGTCTAAGTAATTAAATTGTGCGCTTAATACTTCAGTTCCGACATGACTAATAAACTGCAAAACTTGATCAAAGTCAAATTTACGTCTTGTATCATGAAAAACCATAACACCACTGTTATGTAATGAAGACCAAGAATTTATTGCAAACTCTAAACGTTTATCATCAACACCATCAACAAAAATCAAATCAAACATCGTATAAAATGTAGTTGTGTACCCAATTATAAGAGGTTTAAATGCATTTGGAAAATCATTATCAATTTTATTGATTACTAATTTTGCCCATAATGGATCAGTTTCAACACTAACTAATTGTTTAGGCTGTCTTTGTGCAAATATTTGTGTGGACCCACCAACACCAAACTCTAATATGTGCATATTAGGGCTTTCAGTAAGCTCAAATAGAACAAATGAGTCCATAACAGATAAATCACCTACAAAATCTATTGCTCGTTTTTTCATCATTACCCCAATGCTAAATATTTATTCACAATATTTTTAGTGTTATTGACAATGTCAATTAACTTTGGTTCTCTTTTCTTATTTCCTGCTTTTGTTTTATAAACGTGAAACCTTGTGGTTACACCGTCTATTCTGGTCGTTGCTGACATGTCAACATGCCCAAGCCTTGTGAATGCATACACCAAAGCTTTTGCTTTAATGCTTTTTAAACCAGTTAAGTTCTCGGCAAGCACTTCGATTTGTGATGGTCTAAATGCTGCTACACCATCAAGCTCATTGTCAATTAAGTCATACAATTCATCAGCAAAATCCTCAATGCTTGTTTGACTTAGCTTAACGGCTTCGTCTTTATGCGTTGATGTAGGTGCAGGAGCTGCAGGATTGTACAACGCCAAGTCTCGGCACATATACCAATTAAGAACTTTATTAAACCCTTGCTCAAACTTTGTCCAAGCTTCTAACTTTTGGTACATCATTTGCCCTTCCTCACGGGTCAATGTCTTAGGCATGTACACAGCATCCCTACGGCTGTTCTTACTCATCTTAGTCACATAAGCTGCATTGGTGGTCATGATTAAATTGATGTAATTCCTGGTTGTATATTTCAACCCGTACTTTTTGTCAATGTTAATAAACTCACTAGTCACTAAATGCTTTAAAGTCTTTTGATGATCTTCACGGTCAGATGATGGCTCATTCACAACCACTAAAAGCTTACCACTAAGTACGTCATTCTTCTCTTTAAAGATCTCATCAGGACCGCATATACCAGCAGGACAGTTATAACCAACACCCATCATATTAGCTATAAACTCAGCGATTGCAGATTTACCGATACCTTCTAAAGATGATGCAAAGATAATCGATGTAAAGTTCTTCTTCCATGGTTGTTGAACTATTTGTGCAACCCAATCATGGAAAAAGTCTTCAAACTCAGGAAGATCCCTAAAAAAGTACTTACAAAACTCTAAAAATGGAGTGATGTCACCGTCTATTGGTGTGTATTTCCAGTCTTTAAGCAAGTTATAGCATCCGTCAGGTGTAATAGTATAACCTTGGTACTCAGGATACACGTCAATAGATTTTAAGTTTAGCTTTTTTGGCCATGCTTTATACTCATCCAATAGATCAACATGCCGTAATTGACCTTGTTGGTTTGTGAATGAGTGCCTTAAATGGCCAGCATCGATCTTTGCTTTAGAGTATGAAAACCCATGACCGTCATGTAAGCGAATCACATCACCGTTAAAAAATGCATATTGCGTTCTAAACTCGTATAAAGCGGTTTTTAGATCCGATGTGCCAACTTGACTTAATTGCTCAGCATTGATGAGCACATCCGCTAATAGTTTGCCGCTTATTAAATGATCGTCAATTGCATACTTATCGCCTTGTGCAGGTGCATACTTACCAACACGACAAAGATATACAACAGCCCCTAAGCCACGAAGTGTCTTGGCTAATTGAGCCTCAGCAATAGCAACCTGTTCATTAGGTTCACCGTTTTCTTCTTTACCGTCATAATCAAACAATATGTAAACGTTTCTGTTCTTAACCTCATAACCTGATGTTTTCTTCCACATAATCTCCATAAGATCTTTATGTAGCGGTGTTTCATGGTTTTTGCTTGACCAACTGGTGACACCAGCTAACCCAATCACTGCATGATTCAAGCCTTCATTGGCTACTGCTTTTACAATAGCCCAGCTTTTAAACTCACCCTCTGTGATAATCAATGGCAAGTCTACATCTTTAATGTAGGTGATCCAGTTAATTGTTGGAGGAAAATAAATATGTGCACCGCTACTACGCTTCTGACTATATTTCATCTTAGTCTTTGGCATTAGCAAACGGACACGAGTGAAACCTGTTTCAACACCTTTAGTGTCAAAGTACGGTATTTTGATTGACCAGTCTTTAGTGTGGCCAAGAAGCGCTTGTGTCTGATCTGGGTTTAATAGTTCCAGCTTAAGTGTTTGTACATCAGCATCTGTAAGATGCCGCTTTGCTAAATCCTGCTTAAATAAGTCAGAGGGTTTAACAGTTTGTGCCATGAAACTCATGAATAATGACCTTTAAATGAAGTCAAAAAATGAGCAAAGCAGTAGCAGTTGGGTATAATCCAAACTGATCATTAGGCTAATGGTCATTTCTTTGCAGTTGTCTTTAAAGGCCCTAGTGTGTGCTAGGGCCTTTTTTTATTATACAAGCAAGAGGTCATTAGCCGTCGTAATGGCTTTATTTTTTAATCCAACACCATCACCAAACAAAGCACGATCTAAACGGTTATCTGTAATACGACCACGATGATGGTCAACATATTCAGTCACTGCATTAATTAAGCCCCAAACAGTGTTCTTAGCGGTTTTCATACCGGCACCTTTACCTGCACCGTTGTAAAGCTCCATTAATTTTGATGTAGCCTTTTTATTAGGCACATACACACCGGGGACATTTGGATCCTCATAGCCCATTACAACCTCAAAGTACTGTAAAGCCTTTTCATTGCTAACTGATGTGCTTGCCCACACGTCAACAGACTTAATAAAGCTGTCCCATGAGGATGCTGCTAAACCAAGTTGAGCTTTAACCTGTGTTTGATCAAACACTGACCTGTGGTTAACACGAACTAAGTGCTTAGTTTTTCCTTTGGCTTCCTGCATTGCAAACCCAAGAGTATTGTTGCAAACTACTCTGATGGATGTGAACATTGCAGTAGTTGCCATAGTGCCATCACAGGCTGTACCAAGAAGTAGGTAGCCTTTGATTGTGTCATCTAGTAGTCTAGCCTCTTGGCCAATGCTTGCCAATGCCCAGTACTTAGCACCACCTTTAAGCACACCGGCTGTTTCTAGTTCGAAACCGGCACTAGCTGTGAGATCCCTGTAAAACTCTAGTACTTCCTTAGGTTGTACTACGTTGTAAGTGTCTGATACAACTGAGAGTGATGTACCACTGTCAGAACGGACCAATACTTTTTTGTTTGGAATTTTATGTGTAAAACCACCCTCTTTAATTTGATAAAGAGCAGGTACTTGGTGGATCTCGAAATCCATGCCAGCGGCTGTTTGCCATTGCTCGATGGACTGACCTTTTTTCATTTGCTGGCCTAAACCATGCCATGGTTTGTCACCTACATATGCCATTGCGTTAAAACCTTTTGTGTTATCAATTTCGTGAGCCATTTTGTTTACCTTTGTTTTCAGAAGTTAAGAATTTAAGTGATGTGTACTTAGTACACAAGTGGATTATACTATGGTTTTGAATAAGTACACATTTATTTTAAAATTTTTTAAATTATTTTTAAAGCATTTAGCACTTGTTCGATTTCTTTTTCCGGTGGAATCCAACCTGCTGGTTTAAGTGCATCGGTCTGTACGCCGCGGTTAGTTTCACCTGGTTGCTTTTGCATGTTGGCTTCATGCACAATGTCAAATATATCTTCCAATGGTATGCCCATATGATGAGCACAGCCCATGGCTACATAGATCAAGTCAGTGATTGCATCAGCTGCGTCCACCAAGTTATTTTTTTCATGTGCTCGCATTAACTCGCTTAGTTCCTCCATGATAAATCGTGCATAGAAACTTATCTCTGCCGACCTTAATAATTGTGGTCTATCCGAGATAGGTAGGTTAAGCTTTTGGCGGAATTGTTTGACTTTTTGGTACATAGTTGTCTTTCAAATCAAGTTTAAGAATTTCTGTGGTTGTGAATCGGTGCATGTTAGCACATTCTCGTCTTCGTGTAAATGTATTCTTTTGTGTGGGTCTAGTACTTAGCACAATGGACCAAGTACCACATTTTGGACATTTCATTTAACCTTCCAACGTTTGACCTTATTAACAGTCAGCATTTGCTCGATCTCTTTCTTGGCTTCATCGGTTAGTTTTCTAAGTGGCAGTTCTTGGTAGATTGTCCATTTGCGTTGATATTCAGGCAGTTCGGATGGTGGAATCCAACCATGGTGTGTTCTCCAACGCTCGGTAATGTCAGTTCCTGCAGGTGTCCAAACAAAATCTAATGGTGGTGTTTTTATGCTATTCATCAAAGTCTTCCCAATCTTCTTCACATTTATCACATCCAGGATGATCAGGGTCGCGGCAGTCTGGGAACCTAGATAATTTTCCTTGATACCGTTTGATTGCTTGCCCACGAAACCTAAGGTACTGAACCTCATCTTCGTCGTAATAATAGTCACTGTAATTGTGCATCACTGAGCTCCTGTAAGTCTCTGATTAATTGCTTGATTTCGAACATTTGCTTTGTCTTTTCTTGCTGTTGTTGGTGAACAGTTTGCATCACGACCGATAAAGCCATAATCGCGCCATAGAGTTCGTTTAATTCGTTTCTTAGTTCGTCCACTGTTTTCATTTTGTGATCTCCAAATACCGTTTGGCTTTTTCTGATGGTTGAATAAACTTTGTCCGTTGATTGCCTTCTTGATGATAAGTCTTAATAAACTTATTCTCTGATAACCAAGAATATGCTCTATGAAGTGTGGCTGCTGAACCAACTTTATGCTTTTCGGCATAAGTTAATAGCCCCATTACACTAAATTTGTCATGGTTAACAACCATGTTCATTAGAATCTCAGCTGTTGGCGACATGTCCGCAGCTGTCCGTTTTTTGTGCCAATATAAAGGGGTCATTTAACTACTCCACCATGAAACTAAACATACGGCTAAAGCGATTCCGATCGCAAAAGCCAAGACTATACCTAAAACTACTTCTTTCATTGTATATCCTCAAACAAAAAGCTGTCGTTATTGTTCATACTCTCTGAACAATCAAGAATGTACATGTCAATTGCATGTTGTACTTGTTCTACTGCATCAGAGGTTGTCCCACCAATGTGCCAATCGGTAATTTTCTCTGTTGGTGTACCTTTGTGCTTGCAATAGTTATAACCATCTTTATAGTTATAAATAGTTGCAATTGTGCCGTTGTCAAACTCTACGACCCACTCAGCATCTGATTTATAAATGTCTTTGTTAAATGGCTGACCAAACAAAGTCACTAACAAATAATAGTCGCACTTGATATAACCTTTTAAACTTGTGCCACTTCTATGAATGTCGATCTCGTTGTGTGTTAAATAGCTCATTTTTAAACTCCTACTTCTTCTTGTTTAAACCAGGGAATATCTACTTTAGGGTCATTGATCTGTTTGTCGATAAACTTAAATACAGCTTTCATAATGGCATCGTCTAAACCTGCATCATAGCTGTAACGTAAGTTCCGTGATTGTACCCACTCGATAGCTTGCTCGATTGTGTAACCTTTATTAACCAAAGTTTGAATGATGGCTTTCATGACGTAATGAGAACCATCTTCATATCTCAAAGCTTGCATTGATTGGTCTTTGATTTGACCGTGAAATTCGATATTTTGCATGATAATTTACTCCTTAATGATAGTTAGTTCTTGGTCATGAATATACTCGAAGTGATCTTTCATAGCACTAACTTTCCATTGATGAACTGGTTTTTCTGTACCCATCATAATGTCGTAAAACAACTCTTCGATATCACCGGCCTCAATTAAATCATTGATAATTTGTGCAATAGCATCTGATTTAGTTAGTTTGATTTTTTCCATTTTGTATACCTTTGTTTTCAAGTTAAGAAGTTAAGTTGCTTGTTATGGCTGTTTTGTTGCCATGAGTTTATTATACTAGGTTTTTTACTTAGTACACATTTATTTTGTAAATTTTAAAAATATTTTTTATTTTAGTGTTTTATTTGATAGATATAGTATAATCTAATTGTTGACAAATATTAAACATAGTATTTGAAAACAAAAGTTACTTAAATTCTAAACTTGAAAACAGAGGTATACAAAATGCAAATCACAATCGAAATCAAAACAATTTACGGCAAACAAACCATCTATCCAGTTTGTGACAATGCAAAACTCTTTGCATCTATCGCCGGTACTACGACACTTGTCCCAGCTGTTATTAAGCAAATCAGAGCTTTAGGCTATGTTGTAAATGTCAGACAACCAGAAGTTTATATTTAATAGGTGGCACATGAACATATTCTTTTTGCACCAAGTACCACAAATTGCAGCTTTGTATCATTGCGACAAACATGTAGTTAAGATGATCGTTGAGACTGCACAATTGCTATCTACTGCTCATCATGTCTGGGATCCAGAAACTACTGTTAAGTACAAACCCACACATGTTAATCACCCTTCTAACAAGTGGGTTCGTAGCTCGAGACTACACTATGACTATGCAGCTACGTTAGGTCATAGCTTATGCAAAGAATACAGACGCAGGTACAACAAAAATCATGTCTGCGAATCTATGTTCAGTCACGAACTCTATGCAGCCCCAAAGCAAATGTTCAGCTTGCCGTTACTTTGGCAAGATCCTCCCCAATGCATGCCGGATGAATGCAAACGAGAATCTTCGATTGAAGGCTACAGAGAATATTATCGTTACAAACGTAATATCATGTCAATGGTGTGGTATCGCGGTACAGAGAATTACGAACCAGAATTTATGAAAGATACAAATTTTGTATCTTAAGATACAATTTTTGTGTACGAAACAGTAAGCCGCTGTTAGGTCTCGCAAGAAAGATACAAAGATACATAATTCTATTTAAAAACATAATAAATTAATATATACATATACACACTGTCTATAAGAGTTTCTGACAGAATTGTATCTTTGTATCTTTCCAACGAGAGCTAACAGCGGCTTACTGATCTGGATACAATTTGGTTTTTGCATTTTTGTATCTTTGTATCTTCCAGTAGTTGTACATTTGTCAGAGATTTGTTGTACAATCTGGCTCATGAATACACCAAAAAATCCCGTTGGTCGCCCTACCAAATATAAGCCGGAGTATTGCGAAATAGCAATTGCTTGCGGCAAAAAGGGTCTTAGCCGCGAGGCAATCTCATCCGAACTTGGCATTACGTGGAAAACACTTATCAATTGGGCCGAAGAGCATGAAGATTTTTTACTGGCCTTAGATGAAGCTAAGAAAGAAGAGATGCTGTTCTTTGAGCGATTGGCTTTAGACCATATGATCGAAGGACCGGGTACGAACCGTCTGAACACAGCTCTGTGGGGAAGGTCTATGGCAGCGAGATTTCCGCACAAGTATCGCGAAAACAGCAAGCTGGAAGTTACGGGCAAAAATGACGGCGCAATTCAAGTTGACATGGTACACGATTTTGCCGAAGAGCTCATGAACGAGATTCTAAGCGCGAGACAAAATGACAGTAGCTCAGCAGATCAATGAGCTTGTCGCACAGAAACTTAAAGCTGGCCCCAACTTAAACTTAGCCTCTGTGCCGTGGAAAGCGGCGATGAAAGCGCGAAATCGCTGGCTACTGCAAGCTGGCAATCATCAAATTACTCCCAAAGGCGAATGGTGGAATATTTGGCTCTTGCTCGCTGGTCGAGGCGCTGGGAAAACTCGTTGCGCGGCTGAATGGGTGTGGTGGGAAGCTTGGACGAAACCAAAGACCAGATGGCTAGTCTCTGCACCGACTTCTAGTGACGTACGCGACGTCTGTTTCGAAGGAGACTCAGGACTAATGAACGTAATCCCTGAGGAGCTGATCGAAAATTATAGTAAGTCTCTGCACGAGATTACGCTTGTCAACAAATCGATTCTCAAGGGCATCCCAGCATCAGAACCAGAACGATTTCGCGGCCCTCAATTTCACGGAGGCTGGCTTGACGAACTTGCTGCTTGGATCTACCTTGACGAAGCTTGGAACATGCTGCAATTCGGCATGCGACTCGGCACCCAGCCCAAACTAATTTGCACTACGACACCGAAACCTAAGCCGCTGATCATGGACCTTGTTGAGAGGGACGGCCAGGACGTCATATACACTTCGGCTTCAACCTATGACAATCTTAAAAACTTGGCGCCGACTTTTCAACAACAGATCTTACAATACGAAGGAACAACACTCGGGCGCCAAGAAATTCATGCCGAGATTATCGACCCTGAAGAAGCCGGTATTGTTAAGCGCAACTGGTTCAAGCTATGGGATTCAGATCGTCCGCTGCCACAGTTCCAATACGTGATACAAAGTTATGATTGCGCGACATCTGACAAGACGGTGAATGATCCGACGGCCTGCACAGTGTGGGGCATCTTTAAGCCGAGTGATGACAAGCCGATGTCAGTCATGTTGATTGACTGCTGGGACGAGCATATCAAGTACCCGGACTTACGCAGACGTGTGATAGATGAGTTTGCATCAATTTACGGTGACGAAGATGAGTGGGGTCACGGCAAGAAAGTTGATCTGATACTTATTGAAGATAAGTCTGCCGGCATAAGTCTCATTCAAGATCTGCAGCGCTCAGGGCTGCCTGTGCGTGGCTATAACCCCGGAAACGCAGACAAAACTCAAAGATTGAATATTGTAGCGCCGCTTATACAGAAGGGTCTTGTGTACGTGCCGGAATCACAAACTAGAGAGGGCATGGCTCGTGATTGGGCCGATCCGCTGTTAAATCAGTTGTGCGCATTCCCTGAAGTCCGACATGATGACTTAGTGGATGCAACCAGTCAAGCACTTAGATATTTGCGTGATACTGGTTTTCTCGTGCTAGACTACGTGTATAATGACCCAGACATCTACGTAGATGATACTAAGCCTAGAAGGGTTAACCCGTATGCAGAATGACGAGTGGGATGATTCATCCACTAGCACTGTACCTGCTATGTCGTACGAACCGAGCATTCCTCAGATGAAAGCTCAATTAAACGTAGCAAATTCAGCAAATCCACGTGCATTTTTGCAATCGCAAATCTCTGCTCTGCAGCAGCCGCAGAATCAAAATTCAAGTTATGTTGACAACTTGATTAATAGTGTAAAAAGCCAGTTTAACACTCTTGCTCAGATTCCGACAAACATTAAGAACTTTGTGCAAGATCCTGTAGGCTACACAAAGAACTTACCAGTTCCTACACCTGAGCAAATTGCCCTGTCATTTTCTGGCAGTGGCTTAGGTGGGGCCGAGATGGGCATGGCTGGAATGATGAAGCCAAAGGGCGGCAATTTCATGAAAGATCTTGCCGACATGACATATTCTCCTGAGTATATAGTATCAGGCACTAAGAACTTAGGCGCTCATGGCGAGCTTGGTCAGCACATTGAAGCACTAAAAGACTGGGGATCCGGGGATCGTTCACCAGGTAGGTTAGACAATAAAGGAATGGACACATGGCATAACTGGGTGCAGGGTCCTTACATGAACTACATCACTAAGCAATTAGGCACAGGTGTTAAGACGGACCCATTGGTAAAACTAGCTGAAGAAGAAAATATTCATATAGGTAAAAAGCCTGATGAGGAGATAACTGATCTTTTAGAAAATGATGCTGACATAAATAGAATCACAAATAATGGCAGTGTCACCACGACAACACCCACTGGAAGAAATGTTGAGAATGCATCTGACACAATGCTTGATGCAATACCCGCGCATATTGTTGATTCACACTTAAAGCGCAAAGGTGCGGATGAATTTACTGATTATCCATATCTTAGTAAGCTAGATCCAGACACGCCTATCTATGACTTAGTACAGAATAACACGGCATTTGAAACTCTCGGGCTTGACCAAATTGCTCAGCGTGTCTTTGACGGTATTCATGATGGCACGATCACTAAAGAGAATTACACAAAGCATCCGGTCGAGACTGTGGCCAGAATGCTTCATAAAGAAGAGAATTCAGGCTTTGCTAAACTAAACAGAGATCCAGTTGCGTATGCCAAGTGGCGTCAAGATGAGCACTATAAGCTGCCGGCTAATATTAGCTATCCTGACGGCTCTAAAATGATCAAGTTTGATAAAGAGTTTTTTGACAAAGATCCAGAGTATGCAACAAGACAGATGTCGGTTGACACAAAAGATCTAAACCACTGTATGGGTTCATGCTCTCATGGTATTGGTGATTATCCAAACCGTTTTGTCCCTATGGTTGAGCCGCATACAGGCATGATGCCAAACAAGATTAAGAATAATCAGCTTGGCCATGGCAGAAGGTATGCGGATGATCTTAGAAATGGAGAAGCTGAGTACTTCTCTCTTCGAGGACCTAATGGTGAAGCCAAAGCAACGATTGAAACCGGTAAAGCCCCTGATTCACCAGATGTTCTTTTTAAACGCTATACTGAAACTTTGCCTGAAAACGAAAAGAAAAGCTTTCTAAGCGGCTTAATGAATGCTGTCGACACTACAGACTTTATTTTAGACTTAACAAATAAAGATAAAGACTTTAGTAATTTTATGCAGCAAGCACCTTTAAAAGGTGGCAGATACGACATTAGACAATTAGCCGGTAAAGAAAACAAGCAAATTAATGATGAAGACATTCCGGCCATGAAGCAATGGTTAAATACTACGCCTATTCGAAACGTGGATACATTAGCTTTGCGTCTCAGCCGTTTGTATGATTCTAATAGCACTTCATCAATTGATAGATTTATGATTGATCATCCTCATCTTGAAAACCGCTTTACAGATGCAGTAGAAGAAGCAAAGCGAGAAAAAATAATGGAATGGAGTCATGACCTTGCAGGTGACATTGAAGATCTAGGTGGGAAGTGGGACATGGATGAGCAAGGTTTTCCATATGAAACCATTCTTAATCATGAACCACTATCGTTCAATGCCGAAGCACAAACTGCCGGATTAACTGTACAACAAGCAAGAAATCTTTATAAGAAGTACAATAAACTTTTTAACCAGCCTTTTAACAATTTTGTCAAAGATCATGTTCCAAGATTCTTTGACAATAAAGACATTGAAAAATTTATTGACAGCTCTGGCTATTAACTCATACAATACACTCACGAAAGGCACATAATGGCCACCGAAATGCCAATCCCTCAAGACTTTAATCGGTTTATCGATACAACCGAGGATGATGACAAAGCTGAAGAAGAGTCATTGTATGAGATCATGGATGAGATGTCTGATGTTGAGGAGCTTCCTGATGGTTCAGCAATCGTACATTTAGATCATCTTAAAGGCCCAGAGGAAGCGCCTGACTTTTATGAGAACTTAGCCGATACGATTCATATTTCAGAGCTTAATACTATTGCAATGAAGTATCTCGACTTGATCGAGAAAGATAAAGAGGCACGTTCAGACCGCGACAAGCAGTATGAGGATGGAATCCGTCGTACTGGCTTAGGGCATGATGCACCAGGAGGTGCACAGTTTATGGGTGCATCTAAAGTTGTGCACCCTGTGATGGCTGAGGCTTGTGTGGATTTTGCGGCAAGAGCAATTAAAGAGTTATTTCCACCAGACGGCCCTGTAAGATCTAAGATTATTGGGGAAGCCACTGAAGAAAAAATTGCCCGAGCTGATAACAAGCGCGATTACATGAACTGGCAGTTAACTGAGCAGATCGAAGAGTATCGCGACGAACAAGAACAAATGTTCACACAGTTGCCGCTTGGTGGCAGTCAGTATCTAAAGCTGTGGTGGGATGAGCAAAAGAAACGCCCATGTGCTGAGTTTGTGCCTATTGACAATGTGTACTTACCTTTTGCGGCTGCTAATTTTTATACAGCCAGCCGAGTCACAGAGGTGCAAGACATCACGCAAGAGATGTATGAGCTGCGTGTGCAATCAGGTTTGTATAGGGATCTTGATATTTATAGAGTATCACAAGAGCCTGATGAAACAAAACCACAAAAAGCAACGAATAAGATTGAGGGTAAAACATCACAGAGCATCAACATTGACGGTGTCCGTAGAGTGTTTCATATTGACACATGGATGGAGCTTGATGATGATAAGTTTAGTCAGGGTAGTAGAGCCCCGTATAAACTAATGATTGATGAGAATGAACGAGCCGTTGTAGGCTTGTATCGTAACTGGGAGGATGGCGATGAAACAATGGCTAAACTGGATTGGCTCATTGAGTTCAAGTTCATACCTTGGAG